CTTCCTGTCTACCTCCATCACCGACAATAGCCAATCCTCCGGGATGGTTGTCGGTTCCCTTTGCATACTTGGGGATTGGCTGGGCGGCAATCATTGCAACTTGGGCAGCTCCCATGGCGCCGATTACAGCTGCAAGAACAGCACCGGCAATAGGTCCGGCCTGCGCTAAAGCCATCATTATTGCCTGAGATGTGGCAATAGTGGTTTGTACAATGGAGTTCGCTTTCTGCCATTTAGCCTGCCTTTGCTCCAATTCGGCTTTTTGCTTTTCCAATTCCTTGTTTTTATCTGCTGTTGCTTTATCTGCAGCACGTTTTCGAGCTTCTCCTTCTTCTTTAGTTATAACCCCACTTTCTACCAAATCCTCAATGCGCTCTTTTTCTTCTTCACCAGCTTCCTCGTTCTTTTCCTGTTGTTCTTCTATCTTCTCTATTTGTTGGTCATACATTCCAACCATGATAGAAGTTAGCCCCTCCGATATTGCACTGATACTACCTAATAAATCTTCAATTTCTATTTTACCATCACGGACAACTTTTGTAATTATACTCATTAACCCGCTAAATAACGTGCCTAATCCATCTACTGCATTATTGCTGACATTTTCCAAATGCTGTAATGAAGCCTCCAACTCTGCCCAATACTTCTTCTCATCTTCCGTTTCCTTATCCCTATTTTTTTCCTTAGTTTCACGCACTTTATTGGATAAATTTATTTCAGCTTTCGCTAGAGCTTCTTTTATTTTAAACTTTTCCTCATCGGATAGACCGGAAATCTCTATTTGCTCTTTGAGGAGATCGATCGCTCTTTGAGCCTCTAGAAGAGCGTATTTTTGAGTTATTTCAGCTTTGTTTTTTTCGTATTGTTCTTTAGAAATGATTCCCTGCCTGTATCGCTCTAATTCGTCATTAATCTCTTTTTGCATATTTTGAGAAGCCACAATAGCTAATGTTGCATATTCTCGTTGCTTCTCTTCCAATTGATTCTTAACAGAATCCTTTACCCTTTTCCTTTCTTCTTCGTCTATTTTATCCAAGTATTTTTTGTCAATAGCCGACAACTCGTTTTGAAGTATTTCTTCATAATTAGCCCTTAGCTTATTCTCTTCTTCTGAATTGCCTTTGATAGATGCTATATTTTCCTCATACTTCTTTTGCGCCAACGCTCTTTCTTTTTCATACTCGTCATCTATAAGGGAAATACGGGTATCGGAAAGGCGTTTAGCAATGTCTTCTTGGTATTTGGCTTGTTCGTCAGCCGATTTTTTACCTTTATCTGTAGGCGAAGCTAATAAATTATTAATATTGATGCTCTCAGCTAATCCTTCATTTGCTCTTTTAAAATCATTTGCTGTTTTTTTATAACTGTTCATTCTTTCTTCCGCTTCTTCAAGTCTAGTTCTTAAACCAACAAGCGCAAGCGCATTTTCATCATAAGCCCCTCCCCCTCTTTGTACAACTATTTTGGGACCTTCTGCCTCTAATTTATCTATTTCTTTTTGTATTTGGTAACGATCAACGAGAGCAGATCTCATTTTGTTTTCATATTCAAGAGCCTTTTTGCTATTTTCTACCATTGTTTCTTCAACGGCTCTTGCTTGGGCATTTTCTATTAATGCAGATGTTAATGCTTTGTAACTATCTGATGCTTTCCCAGCTAAAATATCCTCATCTTTGATATTTCCTAGATAATTAGGATATCGTTTTTGGAGTTCATCAACTGCAGCTTTTCTCTCCTTCATAGACCGTGTGGAGTCTTGAGTAGCATCATACAATAATTTCAATTCTGTCCGTTCTTTTACAGTGTCAGACACGCCTTTCCGCATAGCTTCATGGAATTGATTAGTGGCATTTACGGTTTCTAATACGGCTTTTTCCCCTTTAAATAAGCTAGCTACCCAATTGATTATATCTTTTCCATATACAGAAAGCAAAGTAATACCTACTACCAAAGCTGTTTGCCAATTGAAAATAGATTTGGTTAATTGCTTCCATACAGGGATACCCTTTTCTCCGGCTTCCTGCATTGCCTGATACTCTATTCTTGCCTTCTTCAATTCATCGGCAAGCATTGGCAAGTTGTTGGATATTGCAAGAAAGAAAGTATTCCATCCGACAGCCAAAGATGGCAATTCACGTGCTACTTGCTGAACCGACATATTTAATCCATTCCAATGGGAAGTATAATTACCTACATTTCTTTGGTAGTTACCCATTTGAGCATCCATAGACTTTAACTCATTCTTTAAAGTCTGTATTTGCTGTAAAGTATTTTGCCCTTCAGCTCCCAAAAATGAATCTTTAGGCATATTCTTAAGCCTTTTTTCAAGAGCTAATACCGCAGCATTCATCTCATTATAACTGCTAGCTGTTGAAATGATAACTGCTGAATGATTCCGGATTAAATTGGAATATTGCTTGTTTTGCTCCGACAGCTCTGTTTGTCTTTGTTTTAACAGGGCTGATTTATTGAGATATTCAGTAATTCCAATAGCCCCATTCTTATACTCCTTATCCAAAGACTTTAATTCATCGCCAAGCTCTTTTATTCGAATTTTATTCTGAATCGTATCTGCCGTCAGCTTAGTTACATGGCTATCATAGGTTAATATGTTATCAACTATTTCTGTGTATTTTGCTTCTGTAGTTGAAATAGCCTGATTCAGTTGATTTGCCGATTGCGTATAAGACTGATTGGCTTGTGCGGCTGAATTTTGTGCGCTGGATGTACTTTGAAATTTAGAAGAAAGCACATCAAGAGAACTGGAAAGCTTATTTATGGTTTTTGTCAGATCATCAAATTGCTTAGGCAATGTATTTAACGTCAGCAATTTTGTTACCTTCTTGCCATAGTCTTCCAGCAGTTTATTCTGTCTCTCCTGAATAGATGCCAATTTGTTTTGGGTAGTAATCAGGTTGTTTAACGCATTATTATACGCATTGGATTTATCGGAAAGTTCTTGATAATTTTTAGGACTGGTTTTCATCCCACTTGCCAATAGCTCTATAAATTGCTTATAGGCGGCATAGTTTTCATTGAATTCTTTTTTTAGTTTCTTTAGATCGTCGAAAACGCCCTGATCGACTACATCTGTAATTTTTAATTCATTAGCCATATAACGTGCGAATTAAGTACCATGCCACTTGACACAGTTTCCGCACAAATATAAAAAGAATTGGCGAATTTTACAAGCTATTTAGAATCAATAAAGATAAGATAAAACGGCAAAAGAAAAGCGGAGGTTACTCCGCTTCTATATATTCTAATAATGATTTGTACATTTGCCTAGATTCTTTATTCACATCTCCCACTGTTAGATATTTGAACCCATTATTTTCGTAAAATCTAATAGCTCTTTGACTATTGTCATTAATAGCGTCAACCGTGATAAATTGGCAACCAGTCTTGTTCTTCCTTATAAAACTTTGAACTAGTGATTTTATAAGAAATGTGCCAATACCCTGATCTTGAAAATCTTTATCTACAGCAAGTCTTCCGATTTTGGCAGCAGGGTACATCTTTTGATTTAAAAATCTTTCCCAAAAATCAAAATCTATCTTATTTTTGCAATCTTGCATCTCATCTGCAAAATCTTGACGGTCAGAAACACTTAATAAGTCATT